GGATCCTGGAATGGTGACGATCTCTACCACATCCCCAGCTTGCAAGGACGCTCCTTCGATCTCCAAAGAACGAATGGTGTCGTCCGGGAGTCGATGGTAGATGAAGAAACCAGTCAATGCTCTGTCGACGTTCAGGGTGAACTGAATCCCTGATTCGACAGTCCCCTCGTACGCGACTAAGGTTTCTGTTCCAGTAGAGACAGTGTTCCCGGATACCTCAACATCCGTGAGATCCACGAAGTCTGAATCAAAACACAGAAGTGAGATGTTCGCTTCCGGGTTCTGGGCGAACAGAGGCGCATCGAAAGACTCGATTCGTCCCATGATGTTTACTGTGGGGCCGTCAGTCATGTAGAACCGGAGCTGGACTTCGGTCTTCGGCATGAAGAAGCTATAGAGACGCTTCCTGAGGTCTCTTACCGAATCGAGAACGAAGTCCGGCTCCAGTTCAATTTTGATCAGCAGGTTTCGCTTCTCCCTGCGACTTGAATGGTAAAGTTCCCCATCCATGTTGGCGAAACCCGATGAGACCAGTGTGGCTTTCACGGGATCCAAGCCCTGAATATCCGCGAGAACGAACCCGTCAGAAGTGTCGTCCAAAGTCAGCTCAAGCAGGGAACCTTCGGCGTTTCTAACTTCAAGCTTTGTGAGCATTACGGTGCCAGAGCTCCCTTCGTGACGGATAGTTGATTCTTCGTCTGACGGTAGATCTCAGCCGGAGACAAGGTCTTGGGTGAGTAGTTGTTCTGTGTGTATGAGACGGACGGAGGTGCTCCACCGAATCGAGGATCGTCCGGATCGAATGGCTGAGACTGGTTGCTCGAGTGCCCGTTCGAGGCGTCCTTAGCGTTGGACGACGTAACCCCAATATTCAAGGTCTTGTCTCCGAGAAGTCCGCCAATAGTTCCGGCATTCTTCTTAACGTCGCTAAGGTCGAGTACAGGCCTGATAGTTGGTGCCAATTCCATGTCAGCACTGACAACGTCAGCGATCTTGGATATAGACGCCTTGAGCGCATCGATAGCGGTGTTTCCGATACCAGCCGCGGCCCTATCGGCCATGGACGCGTTCTGAGTGAGGCCGTTTGCAAGACCTTCCACAGACCATGCACCCAACTTGAAGAACTCCTTTGATGGTGAGTGAACACCAAGAGCTCCCATTGCTGCGCTAAGCGCACCCTTAGCCACCGAGGCAGCCTTGTTAGCCAGACGGGTGGCTCCAGAAGCTAGGCCGCCGGTCATACCGTCGATAATGGCTCCGGCCAGGTTCGCTCCGGCAGAACGCATCGCACCCGAATTGCTTCGGATCGCATCCGCCAGACCATTGACGAAGCTGATGATCAATCGCACACCAGCCTGAATAACCTTGGATTGCTGTTGGGAAACAGCATTGATAAATGCGACGATCAAATTTACTGCTGCCGTGACGATCCTGTTGATATTGTTTCGAATTCCATTCAGCATGGACACAACGATCTGTGTGCCAAGCAGAATCAGAATTGGCATGTAGTTTCGGATCGTCAGAAGAAGCAGAGTGAGCATTCTGAACATGGTCGAGATGATTTGCGGTGAGACGGTGTTGATCGCCTTGATCATGGCCATAAGCACGGCTGTGATCGCCGCGTACATAGCCGGTCCAGCAGTCGCGATTACCTTGGCGAATGCGACGATTCCGAGACCGATTTGGGTCATGACCAGCGGAATAACACCTGCCAGAGCGGCCACGAGACCGACAATGGCGAGAGAACCTGCAGCTCCAGCAATGCTGAGGGCTGTCAGACCTGCCGAGAACGCGAGCAAGCCCACACCCGCGGCGAGCATTCCTACGCCGAGCAAGACAATCGCTACGCCCAGACCCAGAAGGATCGGGACGATGGGACCAAGGACAAGTCCCGCAACACCGATTACCAGGAAGACGCCTGCCAACATCAGCAGACCCTTACCCATCTCCTCCCAGGACATGTTTCCGAATAGAAGGAGCACGGGAGCCAGAATTGCCAATGCCCCAGCAACGATGATTAGAGCGGCCGCACCTGGAATAGCCGTGGTCATGGCTGTAACGGCCACGCCAATGATAAGCAAGGATCCGGCCAAGGCAGTCATTGCCTTACCGATCTCCTGCCAAGACATTGCACCCATCTGATCGAGGACGTCGGCCACCTTCATCAAAGCAACTGCTGTGATGAGGATTGCCGCGGCAGCGAATGGTGCTGTCGGAGGAATGACGGTCAGAGCCAAGGATATGAGTGTGAGAGCGCCCAGCATGGCTGTGAGACCCTTACCGATGGAATCCCAGGACATCGAACCGAAGTCCTGAAGAGCATCAGCGACCTTACCCAAGGATATGGCCACGATCAGGACGCCGGCGGCCGCCAATGGTGCTGTGGGCGGAATAAGCAGAAGAGCCGCGGTGACGATGGCGAGAGAACCCACCATGGCCACTAGACCCCTGCCGATCTCCTCCCAAGAGAAACCCGAGAACTCCTCAAGAGCACTTGCGAGGATCTTTACTGCAACCGCCAAGAGCAGAAGACCTGCTCCTGAAAGCAGTCCGCCCTTGTTTGCTTCAGAGAACTTGGTGAATAGAGTTAGTGCGCCAAGAAGGACACCCACTCCAGTCAGACCCTTGGCCATGTCTTCCCAGCTAAGGCCGGAAAGATCAGTTACTGCACTGGCCAAGATCTTGATTGCTGCGGCCAAGAGAATAAGACCCAACCCTGTGGATATCATGCTCTTTGGGTCGGGCATGAACTTGAGCGCCACTACGAGGGCTGCCAGAAGAACTGTTACACCAGTTAGACCCTTAGCCAGGTCTTCCCAGCTTAGTTCTGCCAAAGTCTTCACGGATGAGGCCAGAACACGCAAGGCAACACCAAGAAGGATCAGCGATGCAGCAACCAGAGGCATCTTTGCAAGGCCTGTGAATCCGGAGAGCTTCTCGAAGAGGAGCATCATCCCGAATAGTTGACCGAACATGACTGTGATCGCCGTGAGCGATCGAGTCAGGCCTCCGGTATCGATCTTGGACAGAGCGACCATCGAAAGAGTCAACGTGCCGATTGCTACAGCAAGCTGAAGCAGAGTCGCTGCCCGAAGGGTGTTCTGCATGTTCTGCATGGTTCCGGTCAGGCCGTCGAATACGCCGCTGACGTTTCCCACCAGATTCTTTAGTGCAAGGAAGAACGCTACGAAAGCTCCGGTCTTGATCGCCGAGAAGAGGCTATCAAGGTTGATCCCGCCGGAAATTTGATCGCTGATTTGCTTGAATACCGAGGAGAACTTCGCGCCCAAAGGCTGAAGGATTCTCATAACGTTATCGAAGACGGAAACAACCCTGGACCAAACCTTGGCGATGATGTCACCCAGAGCGCCAAGAGGCTTTAGTTTGCTGGCAAGACCAGCTACATCATTTGCTGCCTTTGCTCCGTTGAATCCATCGAACAAACCTCCGATGAACGAAACAGCCTTCTTAATCAGATTAATGATGAATTCGAGCCCATCACCGATCTTGTCGAAGACCTTGGTGATCAGATTGCCATCCTTGATGGCCTTCCGAATACCAACTAGGAAATCTCCAATGTTTCCTGTGAATTCCAGGAATCCTCCGGAGCCATCTCCGACCGCGCCGACGAGTCTGAAGATTGTCGACACAAAAGCCTTGAGAATATCCCAGGCAATACCCACAACCGCAAACACTCCGGCAAATGTCCTCCGGAGGTTTTCTGCAGTTTCCTTTCCGATCATGAGACCTTTAGCGAAGTCTCGAATCGCCGTCGTGATCTCGAACAATTGCTTGCCCGTTGTCGCCGGAAATATAGATCGGAAAGCATCCTTGATCGGCTTGATAACTGCCATAAGCGCCTTGAATGCGCTGCTGATAGCATCGATGAGGACAGTTCGTCCCCCGAGAGCCTTCCAGTCGCCGAGAACCTTGTTTCGAGCATCCGAGGACGCATCGATGAATCCACCGAGGACCTTACTTACCCCGGTGAATAGAACCTTGGCTTCGTCGAAGTCGCCAAATATGAGCTGCCAAGTCTTAGCCCACCCAGAACCTGCAGCTTCCTGCAGAGTGCTAATGAGCTGGGACATCGTCTTGACTTTGGTGGCTGCATCTTGCGCCACCTTACCCATTTTCAGGATCTCAGCGATCTGCTTCTTGCTGTAGCCCATGTTCTTCAACTGGGCTGCGTTTAGATCCCCCGTGAACTTACTGAGAGTCTCAGTAAGGATCTCTCCCGTGAGCCAGCCTTCCTGCAAGCTCAAGCGGAAGCTTCCAGAGTCCTTCACCATCTTATCGACGGCGACTCCGTGAATTCTTGCGGTTTCCATAAGAGAGTTCTGGAAGACCTTGCCGCCCATTCCGGCGTTTACTACTGAGTTCCAGTCCTCGAGCGTTAGCTTCCCCGCGGAGATCGCTTGCGAGAGCTGGTACATTGCCGTGGAGGCCTGTTGCGCGTTTGACCCAGAGACAGCTGCCAGGTTGGCGATACCCTTGATTGCTGAGGTAGCGACATCGAGTTTGACACCAGCAGCCGTGAAGGTTCCGATGTTTCGTGCCATCTCCGAGAAATTGAAGATGGTTTGGTCGGAATATGTGTTGAGCTTCTGAAGTGCGGCGTTGACCTTGGCCAGACCTGCTTGACCCTCGAGTCCGGTGTTAGCCAGAATCGTTTGGATCGAGTTCAGATTGGTCTCATACTCCTTGAGACCAGAAGTCACAGGGTCCAAACTCAGACCCTTGACCATTTGAAGACCAGCGGTAACTGCTCGGTTTGCAATGTTCGAGATCGCTGTTACTGCGACCACAGACATCGCACTGAACTTCCGAGCTATACCATCGACCGCGGTAGCAATGTGACCAAGCTGCACATGCTTTGCTGCGGCGCTAACGTCGGTAAGACCTTTGGTGGCTCCCGCAAGCTGGAGTCCTTTGCTTAAGGATTGCAAAGAACTGAGCGTAGTTTTGACACCTTGCTCGAACTGAGCGTTGTCGAACTTCATTGAAACGATCTTTTGATCGATAATGCTCATGCGGAAATCACCGCCTTCCATACCCTGTCAGCGATTCGGTCAAATACTGGTCTCATTGCTGGGTTGATGAAGTCACGACCGGAAATATAGCCACCCGTGCCCGTGCCATGCCCGTACTGAAGCATGATGGCGACAGGAAAACCATTCTCGACGTCGCTGTTTGTCCACGTGATGGTGTAAACACCCCCAGCTTTCGAGACTTCAAAACCCCATGAAGAAGCTGCTCGACCGGAGTCCCTTGGTGTTGCCGAGGATAGGGCCGCAACCCCTTCTTTTCCGCTAGATTGCAAGACGCCCATAATTGCGGCCCTGGATGCCTTCTCCAGGAAGCTCTGCGTGTTCTTCAAGGAGCCACTCGACGATATGGATAGCATCTGGGCCCCCTTCTTAATTGTGTATGGGCATCACGGAGTGAATACAGCGATGACTTCGGTCGGAGTCGGAAGAGTTGGTGGATCCCCCACAGTTCCGTACAAGATGTCTTCGATGTCGGCAACGGCGCCGGCGTCTGCCAGTGTTGTGTCGATCACGAAATGAGAACTGTGCATCATTCCGGGAATCGTCCGGGTTTTAGTTGTCAACTCCCAACTGAGAAGCTGAGGATCGACGTCTTCCTTCATGGACGCGTTGTTTCGCTGAGTGGGGGTCGCGAGAGCGTCGTAAACGATGTGTAGTTTGTACCCGTAGTCGGTTCCATCGACATCGTTTGCCACATTCGTTCGGTAACTGAACCCGAAGGACTTTCGGCGTTGCTGTGCTACCAACAAGCCCGGTTGTATAGCGCCTAGACCGTCACACTCGTCGAAAGCCAAAGGACTGTAGAACGCACTGATCGTGGCCTCGAACTCTTCCCTGGCTGAGAGTTGAAGATACTTCACGCCGTCCAGATAGTAGGCCTTTGCGTCTCCGCCAGAAGGAGCTTCCTCCACGGAAACCAGCCCATTCCAAGGGTAGCCCACATCATCGACGAATAGGACGCCTCGATCTACGCCGACCTCATAGAAGCGTTGGCCTACGACGCCCCAAGTAAGACGTGTCACATTAAGTTCCTCCTCTCAGCCAGAAGTTTTGAATTGAGCTCTTCGCTTTTCGTTGAGTTCTCGGTTCCTTTGAGCAAGTTCCCGCCGGCCCATCTTCTTCTGCGGGGTGTTCTTCTGATTGCAGACCTTGACTAGGGTCAGCAACCGATTCAAATGCCAGTATTGACATTCGAATGGGATGGTCAAGGCGATCATCCAGTAATAGATGATCTCGGCCGTGATGATTTCTCGACTCGGCTTTTGTGGCTCCTTGTCGCTGAACCATGTCGCCGTCATCTTCGCGTCTACGTAATTGTTTATGGTGTCGATGTTGTTGTCAGAGAGTCTGTCGTAAACTTCCGAAGGAACTTTTTGGTCTAACGACATTGCTTTTACGTACCAAAGAGTTTCTTCCAAAGTCTTCTCGGTTGAGCCAATGAATGGCCTCTCGAAGAAAGACTCCCATTTTGCCAGAGAGACCAGAGAGTGCTCAAGTTCCAGATCAACCGTGGAGTAATTGAACTCCTCAGTGACCTCATCGTATAGTTCTTCCATAACAACTTGGATTTTGAGCACTCTCTGGCCTCCTCTCGAGGCTTAGTAGGAGTAGGACCAGTCGGTGTCGCCGGTCAGACGGTAGGTTGCCAGCGGGTGTGCGGTGATCTCCGCGGTCTGACCGACCGTGAGAGCCGGCTGAGCACCGTTGGCCTTGTTGACGCCGTTGATCTTCCACTGGACACCAGTGACGGCCGGCAGGGTCACGACGTGTGTACCCGTGACGTAGGTCGGCTGGTTTGCGCCGGCGTTCATGCTGACCGCGGTGAGGGTGGCACCGATGATCCCGATGACCTCGGCCGGAAGTGGAAGGCGTGGGTCGGTTCCGACATCTCCGTAGAGAATGTCCTCGAGCTCACCCAGTTCGGTGGCGCCGACCTTGGTGGAGTCGATCGTGAGACTGGACGTCGGCTTGTACCCAACGACCTCCACCGGAATGGTGGTGATGTCCCAGCTGAAGGTGATCGCTTCCGGGCTGTCGTTGATCGTCGTGTAGGCCTTCTCCGACGGAGATGCCGTAGCCCCGTAGATCAGGTGGAGCTTGTAGCCATGGTCCGTTCCATCGAGGTCGTTGCCGATCCGAGACCGGTAGCACAGACCGAAGGTCTTGCGACCCTGCTGACCCAGCTGAACGCCGGGCTCAGGCGAAGCAGTTCCGTCGCACTGGCCGAACTCCTCCGGGTAGGTGAAGGCCTCGATGGTCGCGCCGAACTGCTCGACGGACACCAGGTTCAGGTACTTGATGTTGTCCGCGTACTGCGGGTTGGCCTCCGCGCCGGTCGGCGACTCGGTCAGACCGTAGATGCCGTTCCACGCGTATCCGTTGATGTAGTCGCCGGAGCCATCGGGGATGTACAGAACGCCGTGATCGACGCCGGTTTCGTAGATTCGCTCACCGACCTGATCCCAGGTAAGTGCGGTCATGAGTTACTCCTCAGAAATAGAGAATGAAGACGTCGTGGTTGAGGTTATCTGCCGTGAAGAATCGATTGTGCTGAGTCTTCGGCAGATGTGCGACCTTGTCCGGGATGGGACTGTCCGGATCAGGATCTATGACAGTTACCTGGTATCGGTGGTCGTATCGGTACGGCGAGTTGTTCGCGAACTGTGTACTAGCCGTGTCTCGGTGATACACGATGCACGGATACAACATTTCCTTGTTGTTGGGAGGCTGGAAATATACGTTTGTGCTTCCAAGCACAACCTCAAGGAGTGCTTGGAGTTGCAACCGGCCCATTGTAGACACCTCCCAACCGCAGCAGAAGGCGGGGACTCTTAACTTCGACTTCACTCACAGTCCACAGAGTCCCCGCCCATCTGATGTATCTGATGGCAAAGAAATGTTCGTTGGCGTACGCGTCCGCGACGATGCTGATGGAGTTGTTTACGGTGAGGTCGTTGTTCAGAACCTCACCCTCCTGGAGCCTTCGCGTGTTTCGAAGTACATCACCGAAATATTCACGTTCGGTAATGACATCTACCCAAACTCCCTGAGCCTTCTCCTCAGTAGCGCCATAGCCGATCACACCGAAGAACTTTGCCATGGTGTTACCTAACTATCAGGCGGCCGGACGCTCGAAGGTCCACTCGTCCTCGGCGTTGGTGGAGAGGTAGTAGCCCGCGGCCGGAGTCGCCCGAACTGTGATCTCAGCTCCAGGAGCCAGAGCAGACTGGGCGCCGGTGGACAGGGTGGCGCCCGTGACCGCGTTCTTGTAGACGATGCCGGTGGTCGCCACGATGGTGACAACACCCGTGCTCGACACGAAGGTCGGCGGGTTCGGAGCCGCGACGAGGACGTCGGTGCCCGCGACCTGTCGGATGATGAGGGCCGACTTGATCTTGACCAGAGCGCCGGAGACGCGGGTCTCGATCAGGTACTTGTACTGGTTGTAGTCGATGTCGAAGTCATCGAAGAGATTGACCTCACCGCCGCGGTCTGCACCAACGTTGTAGTCCGCGAGGTTGACGACGATTCCGACCAGGCTGGCCTCGTCCTCCATGACCTCGACAGGAACGATGGCGGCGACACGAAGCGCCGTCGCGAGCTCCTGCTCGGTGTTCCACCGACGACGACCGAAGCCGTCCTTGGTGAGGAGCATCTCCGTGAGGATGATCTCCGTGGTGTAGAACGTGGGCATGCCGGTGCCCTTGTAGTACCTGCGGGCACGCAGAACCGCCTCGACGACCTCGTTGTAGTCCGAGGACGCGTCGAGGATGTTGACGTTCACCGTGGTCGCGTAGAGCTCATGCTCGTTCGCGATGGCCCGGATGCCCGCACCCTCGGTCGCGCCGGCGGGGTCCTTGATCTTGTCGTCGTTGTCCAGGGCACGACCGTCGCCGATCAGGATGGCACGCGCGAGCTCCTCTTCGAGCATCATGCGCATTTCCATCTTGAGCCACGCCACCACGTCGAAGTCCGTGATGTCGATGATGTCGTCGCGGTCGAGCTTCTGCTTCTTGTAGATGGTGGTCGGGGTCGTGATTCGCTTGGAGACCGCGAAGAACTCCTCCTTCTTCAAGGTCCCCTTGATGTAGCCCTTCGCCCGAGCATCCTCGAAGGTCAGATCGGCCGTCAGGGACTTCACTCGCGCGAACGGGCTGTGCCGAGTGCCGTTGATGACACCCGCCACCCACTCAGTCCGACGCTTGTTGAATTCCGGACGGTCGGTCAGCGACTTCGCGTCCGGGAACATCACGTCGATGTTCTCGATGCCGTGCTCGAGGGCGTACTCCTCGACGGCAGCCTTGAGGGAGCCACCCTTGACGGCGCTGGCCACGATGCCCTTGATGGCGTCGTGCGTGAGCTCGTGCTTCTCACCCTGCGCCCCGGGAGCGCCCTTCTCGAAGACGTTTCGGCTCATGTCGCCGGATCCTTCCTTGTGCGTGAGGTCGCCCTCGTTCTTGTTTTCGGGGTCGGTGGCCGACTGAGCCACGGTGTTGTTCGTCGAAGCCTCGAGAGCGACCCCGATCATGTAGGTCACGACATTCTGCTGCTCTTCCGTGAGCGTGTCGTAGACGTCCTGCGCCGTCTTGCCCTTGTGCGCCAGATCGGACCAGGCCTGGTCCAAGGAGGGCTTGCTCTTCATGTTGTTCGAGCTCTCACTGGTACTGGTGTGAGTGCTGACAACCTCCCCGTTGACCAATTCGGTCCTGGTGGACTCCGTCTTGGTCCCCCAAGTACGGTCCTCGTGCTCCAGAACCAAGCCGGTGTAGATGATGGCCTCGTCCTCAAGGACCTCAATCTCGTCGCCGTGGGCGATGTTGACGAAGTCGATGAGAGCCCCGGGGTTAGCGCCGGAAAGAACCAGACTGACCTCGCGGATCATGCCGTGAAGAACGCTCTTCGCCTTCTCGACAAGACCGTTCGCGAAGATGGACATCGCGTTGATGTCCTTGTGCTCAACGAGAGCCTTGGCGTTCTGACCGCCCTTGGTCTCGTTGAAGTAGCCGTAGGCGTAGATCCCGTCGGGACGAGCCTCCAGAACGGCGTGACCGAGGATGTTTTCCGGACTGTTGTGTGCGTGCTGCCACACCAGCGGAACCGTCACAGAATCCTGGTGCTTGAAAGCTTCGGGTGTGATGGTTCGACCGTCGGAGCACTTGATCCCCGCCTTCGTGGCGTAACCACTGAAGTCAGGCTTCTTGCTGTTGTCTCCCATTTTGACCGTCCCCTCCTTCGAGGTTCGATTGCGGAGCTACCGTCTCCGACGGAGCGGGCATGTTGCTATTCCTGAGTTCGTCGGCCTTCGGATCCGACGACGGCTTGATGCCGATGACAGATCTAACCTCGTTGGCGCTGAGGATCTCGTTCCGAGTGAACTTGTCGGCAATCTCTGCGATGTCGCCAATCGGAACCAGCTTGAACGGGTCACTGAAGTACAAGACCGTCTGTTTCTGAGAACGAGCGGTCTTGGTAAGGAAGGTTCGACGCATGGATTCGACGATTGCGTCGAGGATCGGACGGATAGTCCGGTTGTTGTAGTTCAGCATGGCCTTTTCGTCGGCCGTGCCGTTCATGACCTCTTCGGTTAGACCGAGTTGGGCATACAACATCTTCATCAAGTACTCGATCTGGGTGAGAAGGTTGTTCTCCGCGGCTCGGTTGAGCTGCGTGACCTTCTCGGTTCCGTCAGTGTAGGCAATGCCATACTGACTGCCCTTGAGTTGGAACTCGATGTCCTTCCTACGCTGTTCAGCCTGCTTCCTTCGAGCCTCAGACTTAATGACGTAGGGAAGTTGGATGATCAAGTCGAGTTTGCCGGAACTTGATGCTTCGTCGACGGCATCCAGAAGATTCAGCTTTCGAATCAGTCGCTGCAGTGTCGAGTTTGGTTCGTTCATTACCGCATAGAGCGGATTCTCGACAATTGCTACGAACTTCTTCTCCAGCGTGACTTCTTCACGTCGACCAATGGCCTCGTTGTAGACATTGACACGAACGTGTCGAGGGTACCACGCAACGATCTCCCCGACTCGTAGCGTCTTGATATCGAACGATCCTGAAGTTGAAGGATTGATCGTGGTGTCTACAGGGACAAGCGCAGCGACCCCTCGATCGAATAGAGTCATCGCGATGTCTTGGCGAAAGGCCCGAGCTGCCTGATCCAGGTTCGCCTCGAGCGTTAGACAGTTATTCAAACCACTGTCGACATCTTCGAGATACCGTTGGTTATCGTCCATGCGAACATGTCGAATATCGACAGCCGCAACATCAATTCCCAAACGAGTATAGATCGAAGAGATGATCGATCGCTCATTTGAGAATGTCATTCGTACTCGGTCTGGACGAACGCCGTAACTGGCCCCGATGTCTCGCGGTTGCAAGCGATTCTCAAGATTCAGGAAAGCGTTCCACGCATGCTTGATACGGGAACCCATCGTTGTCATAGCCACCTCCTTTCTGTCTACTCGAAGGCTTCTTTGTTGGCTTTGTAAGCGATCCATGCGTCCATCAACGCGGCGACGTTGTCGATCTTTTCTTCCTGACGCTTCTTCAGGAGCTTACGGTTTCCGTTTGTGTCTTCGAGCGTGATGGCGTTACCCATGGCAAAGGTCATGAGTGATTGGTCGAAGAACAACAGGCGTTCTTCACTCATGATCTTAAGTTCACCGAGCGGAACAGACTCGGTTCGTGCGCCCTGGATTACCTTCTCAATCCCGAAAGGTCCATTCTCAGCTTCCCACCGAGTTACAAACTCTTTGGCGTTATAGGGGTCGAAGCCGAGAGCTCTAACGTCGTACTTTTGTTCCTCGATGTGATGTTCGAGATCTTCGTAGACCTCCATCATGTCGAGGATCGTTCCTTCGAGTACATGGAGGCTGCCCTCGTTAATGAACTCGTCGTACTTAGACCGCATGGCCCCGGGAAGTTTCATCAAGGTCAATGACGTGATGTAACTTCTCGTTTTAACCCCGAATCCTCGTCTAAGAGGAAACAAAAAGGTGAAGGCACAGAAGTCATCACCCTGCGATAGGTCAGCACCCAGAGAACAGGGCATCTCCCAGAACGTTCGCGCGCGATGAGGTAGCGTCTCTTCGTACGTGAAGAAGTAGGTGTAGCCCTCCATTGGAATGCCAAACCGCTTCGCAAGGATGTCGTTCCTAGACGCTGGAGCTTTCTCTGCTCTCTCGACGTCTAGTTGATACGTTTCGTATGTTACTGTCTTGCCGATGTTTGGGTTCGCCTTTGGCCAAGTAGCAGGATTACTAACTTCCTCCAACTCGTCCAATTTGTAGTGCCAGATCGAAACGTGCGGCGCAAGGTACTCACCCTTGAGGATGTCCATTAGTTCCATTTTGATGGTGTCGCCACTGCCGTTCCGAACCGTTCCTTCTGAGCTGATTGCGACGATCAAGTAGTCGTCCAGCTTTGAAGCTCCCTGCTCAACTGCACCCACCACATCTTCTCGGATGTCGCCGGAAAGCCACTCGTCGATTGTCGAGATCTTTGGCCGTAGTCCCTGCAGTTTGTTGATGGCCATTGGACGAACTTCGAGTAGCGATCCAGTTAGGAAGTTCTCGACACCCTTCTTGGTCGAGGCCAACTTAACTCGATTGGCTCTTGAGCCGGTGGTGTTCTGAAGCGAGCCCTCGGTCAAGAATTCAAAGAGGGGGCCACGACTTCGAGTGATGGCAGTTCGGATAGGCGACATAACTTCGTCAGCCTGTTTCATCGTGGGTGAGGTTGTGATCTGATGAGTCGTGGCGGTATCAACATTCAGGAAGTAACTTTGAATGCACGACGCATACATCGACTTAGCCGCACCTCTTGCGATGATCAAGTACTGCTTTGTAGTTAGTCGCTTCTTGATCGTCTTAGTGACATAGCGACCGCCGTGGTTGTCGGGCGAAGGTTCGTAAACACTTCGCTCAACGTAGTAGTACCAGCCGAAAATCTGCTCGGCCCAAAGCTTGAAAGACGGAAGCAAGTGCAGATCGCTTCCGTCCGTCAGCGTCAATTCGTTTTCGCAGTACATGACGAAACCCTCTACTGGAGCTTCGTCGTAGTAGATGTGGGGATTGGCGATTAGCGCATCAATGCGATTCATCTCCATTGCGACTTCCCGGTTTACAGGAATGTCGCCACGTAGTACCGCGTCACGAAACTGACCGTAGTAGGTCGGTGTCGCCTTGTTTGATAGCGCCATCGCCAATCCTCCTCACGTCTTACGCGTGCGCGTAGAACCACTGCCAGGTGGGCGCGACGCTGTAGGTGATGGCGATGCTGCTGCCGGGCCGGACCAGGAACATCCCGGAAGTCCGAGCACCGATCGTCACGCCGTCGACCTTGACCACCGTGACGGTTCCAGCGGCCACCTCCACCCACATGGTGAATCGAGTCGTGTTGACCGCCGCGACCGTGCTAGCCGGAACCGCGGGCTTGCTGGCCCAGTCGCCCTCGGGGATGGTCCTCTCGGAGGCGTCCTCGGTGGCCCTCTGCTGCTGAACGTCAGCCATTGTTGTTCTCCTCCTGCTAGCGTTTGAGAGCGGCAGCAACCTGTTTTGCGGCCACCCCTGCGATGAGCTTGGTTGCTTCCGACTTGCCGACGCCCAGCAGTATGTCGGCAACGAATTTTCCAGCCGCTTTTTTACCACTCGGTTTGGTTAGCCGACTGTATTGCTGCTCCAAATTCATCCGAGTGACGAGTTCCTGGAGCTCCTTGTTGGAGAGAGCCTTTGTGTTGCCACGCTTGATCTTGGACTTGATGGTTGCGGCATTCTTGGCGTCCGCCGAAGGCATGCCACCACCAGGTGAGGCGCTACGAACACCCCACTTCATGCCCTTGACCCCGAAGTGAGCGAGGACGTCGTCTACGCTTCTACCGGGACCGGGGGCGGGTCCGGATCCACCCATGCTGTATCCTCCCTGTACACGTTGAGACGCCACTCGAGCTCTTCGGCCTGCTTGCGCATCGCGTCGATCAAATATGACGTCGACGGGGGATCGAACATCAGCCGAACACGAAGGTAGACGTAGCTTTTGACCGAGTTCAGTCTCTTGTCGGTTCCGAGAAAGTCGGCCCATTCAGGCGTAGCATCCTCGATCTCGTACCCATCGACCGGACCGATACCCAGTTGGTTGAGCGTCGCGAACACCGAGTTGATGTGCATCAGGATGTCCACATCGAAGACTTCATACGCGGCATCAATACCGAGTGTCTTCTTTGTGCTTTCGAGAATGCTATTGGCAGTCATGCGGAACGCCTTTCCCGACGATTCCCGATGTGAGCCTTACTCGACGAGACTGGCGTTCCAGGCAGCCGCCATGGCCTTCGCGTGCTTCTTCTCCGCCGCCTCGTCAGTCTTGAGAAGTTCGGAGGCGAACTCTCGCGTCTTGTTGGCTTCGTCCTCCAGCTTCTTCACGATGGCCGCGACGTTCACGTCACCACCGCCCTTCGAGAGGACGGCCTTCAGTTCGGTGACGGCCACGGTGAGCGTGTCCAGCTTCCCGTTGACGGTGACGAGCGCCGCCCGGTTCGCGAGCCCTTCGCGGAGGTCACGCTCGTTGTGACTGAACATGAGCTGGAGGAAACGCCCTAGGACGATCTTCTGGCCGGCCTTGACGTATCCCGCGGAGAGATCCGCGATGTCCTTGTCGATGGTGATGACTTCGCTGAGCATGTCGTCCTCCTGTGCTTCTCCGGCGATGTTCCATATGCCGGTGT